TATTCTTACTTCAAGAAAAACTTCGTATTCCGATGTTGATTTGAAGTTTGCGAAAGCACCTACAGGAGACATTTATAAAAAAACAGATTTAGCTGCGGTAAAACAAAGTATAAAAAATCTTCTTATGACTAATTATGCAGAAAAACCATTTGATCCTGATTACGGTGCAGATTTAAATAGATTTTTATTTAATATAGATACAGAGTTAGACGAAGAAGATATAAAAGATTCTATTGTAAGAGCTATTCAATTATATGAACCTAGAGCTAGAGTAGAAGAAGTAGAAGTAAGCGTCGACGGTTCGGCCCATAATGTATTTGTTAGAATAACATTTAGAATACTTAATACACAAACTACAGAAACGATAGAATTAAATTTGACGAGGTTAAGATAAATGGCTACTACAATTAAATCAACAGATCTTGATTTTGATACTATTAAGACAAGATTAAAAACTGATCTTAAAGCAAAATCAGAATTTGCCGACTACGATTTTGATGCGGCCGGATTATCAAATATATTAGATGTTTTAGCATATAATACTCATATAAATGGCTTATTGGCAAATTTTACATTAAACGAAGCTTTTTTAAATACAGCTCAATTAAGATCTTCAGTTGTTTCTCATGCTGAGACTTTAGGATATACTCCTAGATCTAAAACTTCTTCAACTGCCACTTTAAATGTTTCAGTTATAGTTAGTGATTCAGTAAGACCAGCAACTCTTACTCTTCCTAGAGGAACTACTTTTGCGACTACTACGGGTGGTACTGCATATACCTTTAGAACTTTAAAAGCTTATGATGGTTCAGATAATGGGCAGGGCACTTATTCGTTCTTAAATGAAGATGGAGGAGATGGATTAACAATACATGAAGGAACAGAAAAGATTAAAACTTTTTATGTTGGAGAAACTACAGACTTACAAGTTTACGTTATACCAGATGTGACTTTAGATACTTCTACTCTTTTTGTTAAAGTGTATGATACTGCTTCTTCTACATCTTTCGAAACTTATACTAATTTAAGTGAAGCAGTTCGTATAGATTCGTTATCTAAACATTATCAAATAAAAGAAGTTCCTAATGGAAATTTTGAAATTATATTTGGAGATGGAAAAGCAACCGGTAAAGCACCTTCTGCAGGTAATAAAATAGAAATTAGTTATCTTTCTGCGACAGGAGATGTTGCAAATGGAGCTTCAGTTTTTAGTGCTAATAGTACCATAACAGTTAATTCAACTGCATATAGTTTTACAGTTGTTACCGAATCTGCTTCTGCTGGAGGAGCCGAAAAAGAATCCATAGATTCAATTCGTATTAATGCTCCCATTCAATTTGCTTCCCAACAAAGATTAGTTACTGCTGAAGATTATAAATCTCAGGTTTTAAGTAGATATAGTAATTTGCTAGATGACGTGGTTGCCTGGGGTGGAGAAGAAAATGTTCCTCCTGATTTTGGTAGTGTTTATCTTGGTCTTAAATTTGCATCAGGAACTTCTGATGCGGTAAAAACTTCTACTAAAGAAGCCATAAAAACAAATTTAACTGATAACTTGGCTATAATGACAATAGAAACTAAATTTGTAGATCCTGTTACAGCTTATTTAGAACTTAGAACTTCTTTTAATTTTGATCCAGACTTAACTTCTGTAACATCTAGGGCTACTGAAACTTCAGTTCAAAATAAAATAAATACTTTTGCTGTTGATAATTTAAATTTATTTGGAAAAGTGTTTAGAAGATCTTTACTCTTAAAAGAAATTGATGATTTAGATGTTTCAATTCTTAATAGTAAAATAGATGTAAAACTTCAAAGGAGAATAACTCCTACAATTGGACAATCTTTAGCTTATACTATAAATTTCCCTTCAACTTTAGCTACTCCTGATGATGTTACATTTATAATTACAAGTAGTAGATTCACATTTAATTCTAAAACATGTTTTATACGAAATGTATTAGATTCAACTAAACTAGAAGTAGTTAATATTAATGGAGATACTGAAGTAGATAATGTAGGAAATTATAGTACAACTGATGGCGTTGTTGAACTAGTAGGATTTGCTCCTACTGCTATTGAAGGATCTACTGAACTTAAAATTTCTGCTACTCCTGCAAATCAAAGTACTGTAAGACCTTTAAGAAATTATGTTCTTACTTTAGATACAGATGAATCTTATGCTACTGCAATAATTGATACTCAAGATACTAAGTTGACTCTATAATGGCACATAAACTAAAAGACCAATACCGAAGAGATGTAGACTTTAGAAATAGAAGTGTCAAAGAAGTTCTTCCAGAATTTTATCAAGATGACTATCCAGATCTTGTAAAATTTTTAGAATACTATTACGATTGGATGGATTCTAATACAGGTAGTTCTTTTGTTCATGAATTAAAAAGATTAAATGCGGCAAGAGATATAGGAGAAACTGAAGAAGCTTCTTTAGAGCAATTAATTGAAGAATTAACTGGTGACCCTATTAAAGCAAATCAGTTTAAAGATGCTAGATTTGCTGTTAGGAGATTAGCAGATCATTTTAGAAATAAAGGAACTCGTTTTTCGGCCGAAGAATTTTTTAGATTATTTTTTGAAGAAGATGCTGAGATAAAATATGGTAAAGAAGATGTGTTCAAAATAGGAGAATCTACTAGTGGAATAGGTGTTGAATCTCAAAAGTTTATTCAAAACTATGGTAGATACCAATTATTTTCAATCTTAATTAAATCCGGATTAAGTACAAGTAAATATGAATCTCTATATAAAAAGTTTGTTCATCCTTCTGGCTGGTATTTTGAAGGAGAAGTTTCTGCAATAGGAGAAGCAGATTTAAGCCTTAATCCACTCACAGTTTCTATTCCAGATTCAGTACCTGTTAAATTGGTTGGAGAAGCTCAAATGTTTTCTCCAATGTTATTTCCACTTTCTGCTCATGGAGAACTTACTGGTATTGAAAGTGATGCTGTTGCATTTACTGGAGCTGATGGTGGAGCATATAGAAAAAGCTTTCTTACAAATAAAGTTAATGCTTATCAGACCACTCCTTTAGAACAATTAACAAGAAGTTATAGAACTATTGCTGATTTATTAACTCCAAATTCTTTTACTTTTGACGAAGATATATTATTAGGATCTCAAAATGCGGATTACACTATTCATACAGCAGACAGTACTGATGGATTTAGATATTTAAATGTAAGTACTGCGCATCCTACATATGTAGCAGGAAATGACAGTAGCACTACTAGAATTTTAAGATTAGGAGATAGCAGTGAAAATGCTAGCATTGGTACACAAATTCGTTTTACAGATTCTGGACTTAAACCTTATGATTTAAGACAGCTAGATAGTTCTAATTCATATGGTTTAACTACCTTTGGAGCTGACGGATCAGGTAACTTTAATGCTATAACGGTTAGGTGGAAAGGTGTCAATCAAAAATCTTTTTCTGGTGATACAAGAATTAATGGAATTTGGAATGAGGAAGATAGTACTAATTCCACAGCTGCTTATATTTCAGCGGGTGGAGGACCAAATTCAAGATGGCAAAAGGTTGTTCATCCTGGAATGCTTCTCTATTACCCAGGTACTTCTCCAAATGCAGTATTTAGATTAGACAGTGCAATAGGTACGACAAGCGGAAATAGAAATTGGTATTCTGTATCTAGACTCAGAATTGATTCAGATGCGGCACCTGATATGTCATTAGCGTTTGAAACTATGGATAATGAAATGTACTCTAGATACACTAGTGACTCAGCAATTTGATATAAATAGACTATATTAAAGGATAAAAAATGGCAAAACAAGCTATAGCGTTAGGAACAACAGCAAACGATGGCACTGGAGATACTCTTCGTGCAGCCGGAACAAAAATTAATGCGAACTTTGGCGAACTATATACTCTTTTAGGAGGTGATAGTGCCGCGATAACCACTTATGTTAGTTTCGGAGATTCTGGAATAGTATTTGAAGGATCTACTGCTGACGCTTATGAAACTAAATTAATTGTAGAAGAACCGGCATCTTCGGATAAAACAGTTACTATTCCAAATCATACTGGAACCGTTGTTTTAGATACGGCTACTCAGACTTTAACAAATAAAACTATAACAGCACCGACTATTACTTCTCCAGTTGTAACTACTCCACAAATTAATGATACGAGTTCAGATCATCAATATGTATTTGCAGTAGCAGAATTAGCGGCAGATAGAAATGTTAATTTACCTTTATTAACAGATAGTGATGAATTTACTTTTAACGCTCATACTCAAACTTTATCTAATAAGACAATTGCTTCTCCTAGAATAACTACTCAAATTAGTGATGCTAATGGAGCAGAACTTATTAAATTTACAGCTACAGGTTCAGCCGTAAATGAAATCACATATGCAAATGCTGCTACAGGAAATAATCCAACTATAACTCCATCAGGTGGAGATGCAAATGTAGGATTAAATTTAGCAGTTAAAGGAAAAGCTTCGATTGTTCCTTCAAAAATAGCATATGGTCATAATGTCATGACAGCTGACGGGATTGCCGATTCAGACTCTACATATATAGTATGTAATAAAGCAAGTGGCTTAACTGTTGCTTTAAATCCTGGAACGACTGTAGGAGAAACAAAAATATTTACTAATAAAAACTCCGGAACCGCAGTAATTACACCTCATCCATTTGCCCAAGGAAGTACAATTACTATTACTCAATATGAGGCAGCACAATGTATATGGGATGGTACCAATTGGTATATGATTGGAAATCAAGGAGCAGGAATAGCATAATAGGAAAATAAAATGGCAGCGATTGTAACTAAAACATTTAAAAAACAAGTATTAGATAGAGTTTTTGATGAACTCAATGCTGGTACAATAAAATATTATGTCGGTATTGGAAGATCTGAAACTTGGGATAGTTCAGACACTCCCCCTGCTCCTACTGATACTCCTAGAACAGTTAGAAATTTTAGACTATCTGCTCAATCAGTAAAACAAGCTACTGACGTTACATATGTAGTACCAAGATATAATTGGACAA